ATGGCTAATCCATATGAACTAAGATTTAGACTCTTGGAAATGGCACAAGGTTATCTCCAAGATAAACAAGAACAGACCAAAGAATTTTCTTACAATGCATGGGATCTTGCAAAAGAAAATGGTGAAGCAACTATGGAGTTGTGGAAAGAACTCCAGCCCGATTCATATTCCATTGAGGATATTAAGAAGAAGGCAGCTGAACTCTATGAATTTGTAGAGAAACAGTAATCAACGAGTTTGGGGGAGTCACTTGGAAACAGAAGAACTCCCCTCCACCACAACGTTAGTATAAGGACAAATGGATAAAAAAATCAAACAACGATTGGGTGATGGAAAAATTAACACTTCATTTGAAATGATTGAAAATCTAGAAGAAAAATTATGGGAGAGCAATCCGATGGAAGCACTTAGACATGAAAGAATTGAAACAAGAAAGAAGTTGAATTGGTGGGCACGATTTACATTGTCCATGATTATAGTTTTTACTTTTTTGTTTTTAGTATGGTTATTGTTTTTTGGTGCATTGCCGGCCGAATCAAGGGATCTGATTAATATCATGGTTGGGGCCTATGTGGCAGTCCTTGCCAAGGCAACTGATTATTGGTTTAAAGACAAGGATGATCCTGAACAAAAAGAAGGAGAAGCTGTAGGGAATGGAAATACAAATAATAATGATACGATTTAACTTGACAATGTTATCATTGTTTGATATAATTAAGGGATAATGTCAGAATTACTAAATTTTTATTCTTCTGAAGAATATAATACTGAAATTGAAGAAATTGTTGAAAGAACCAGTATGAGTTATCTTGATGCAATGCTTTATCATGCAGATGAAAATGGTCTTGAATCAGAAACGGTTGCGGGCTTAATTAATATTAAAACCAAGAACAAATTAAGGGAAGAGGCAGAAATATTACATTTCATGCCTAAAACATCAAAACTTCCAATATGATATACCAAGTGACTCCTTTTGAAGTGTACCAAAAATATTTGTCGTTGAAACAGCATTTCAATAGGAATGAATATGACTACTTCAAGTTTAATGGGAGAGTTCGTGCAAACGAATCCTCTTTTGAGAAACGAAAAGACAAATACCATTTCATACGTTTGTCGAAAATTTATAAAGAAGATGACCTTACCAAGTTTCTTGTCTCAAATTTTGTCAAGACAAAAAACATGTGGGTCGGCAATATAACATCACCAGAAGGACGGCAGAATTATATTGCATGGAAGGCAAAGATACAAAGCCTTCCTTATGTATTTGAAAATGAAGTTGAATCATTGTTTGATGAAAACGAGAAGTTCAATATCATTTTCGATGTGGAGGATGGACAACATCCCCCTGTACTTCGCCATGTATTTGGCGAAGAAGTGTCGTTAGAAACCTTTATTATACTGGATTCTATACTTCATTTTATCCCTGACTTCAATGAGAAGATTCAGGAAACGGTCATTTGGCCGGATCTATATAGTATGTGTTTAAAGTATGCACCGTTCTTGAATGTGAATAAGCAGAAATATGTAGACATATTAAAAAAACAAGTAGATTTACATTATGCATAAAGTGGATAAACCGAAACACGTAGAATAAGGAGAATAAGATGGCAACATCATTCGCAAACCTCAAAAAGAGGCGCACTACTGATCTTGAAAAACTTCAATCCGAAATTGAAAAGATCAACAAACCCCAATACAATTTTAATCGAGATGATGACCGTTTCTGGAAAGCGGAACTCGACAAATCCGGCAGTGGATACGCTGTCATTCGATTCCTTCCATCACTAGATGATGATAAGACAGCGTTTGTGCGTGTCTTTAATCATGGGTTTCAGGGCCCAGGTGGATGGTACATCGAAAACTCTTTGACCACTCTTGGTCAAAAAGATCCCCTATCGGAGTACAATTCTGTTCTCTGGAACTCTGGAATCGAAGCGAACAAGGAAATTGCTCGCAAACAGAAACGTAGGTTGACCTACTTCTCCAACATTTATGTTGTTGAAGACAAGGCGAATCCTCAGAACGAAGGAAAGGTTTTCATTTTCCGTTTTGGGAAGAAAATCTTTGACAAGATTAGTTCGATGTCCAATCCTGAATTTGAAGACGAAACAGAAGTGGATGTTTTCAATATGTGGGATGGTGCGAACTTCAAATTGAAGATTCGTAAAGTCGATGGTTTCTCAAACTATGACAAGTCTGAGTTCATGACTCCCGGCCCATTCTCTGAAGATGAATCGGAGATGGAACGTGTCTTTGGTGAACAACATGATCTGGAAGAGTTCATTGACCAGAAGAGTTTCAAGACCTATGATGAGTTGAAAACTCGTTTGGATACGGTTCTTGGAAACATTCAAACCGCTGCAATGACGGCACCAACATCGGTAGAAAACGATGAGGCTCCGTTTGATGGTGGGACACCGATTCCCGAATCTTCTACTTCAGAAGATGAGAACCTTGATTACTTCAAGAAGTTAGCGGAAGCGTAG